TGGTTTTTTGATTGGTTTTGACTCTACAATATCACTATCAATATTCAGAGCCTCATCGATTGAATCATAATTATTATTCATAACAATCAAATATCCTCTTGTCTAGTAGGACTATAATCTCTGGAGTCACCTAAAAATTCCCAACTCTCTGTAAATCCAAAATCATCACCAGGTTCTGCGGTAATGGGATCGGGAACAGCAGTATATCTCATTTCACGTTTTGCGGTCTTTGTATTAGTATCGGCATAAACATCTGCCTGAACTTTACGAATAAGACCTTCGGAAGTTTCAGCAATAGAACCGAACAGATAAGTTTTAGCAGTAAATCTTAAAGTATAAATTAATGCTCTTCTCGTTTGGAATGATCCTTCATAATCATCTTGAAAATCAATACTATCGAGAACAATTGGAATGTCTCTTTTTTCTCCAATAGAACTGACTAAATCTACAGTCAAATTAAAAGATGGTTGAAAAAATGGCAGTATTTGCTCAACAATTTGAAGAGCATCATCATTCAACTTACTGAAAATATTAAGTTCAAATCCAATATTATATGGGACTGGCATAAAAACTTTCTTTGTTTTATTATCAGTAGTATCGTTTGCCTTAAATGTTTGAGTAACTCCAGTTTTTCTAGTCGAATCATATTGAATCGTAGTCATCTCAAATGACATTCTTGGAAGAGTAATCGCAATAGATTTCGTTAACTGCTCTTGTTCTTGAATTTTTGTCAAAAACTTCTGCATTGGTCCATAAGAAAGACCAACTTTTGTTTCATCTAAAATACTACCATCACTTTTTGTGTGTCGAATAGAAATATCATTAAACAAAGTTCCAAAACTAATAATAGTCTTTCTTATAATTTCGTGATAAAAGTAAGTTCCTAACATTAATAACTACCAAAAGGATTTGATTCTGTGAAATCTAAAATATCGTCTGCCTCTAATTCTATTTCTTCATTCGTATCATATGGATTATCATAACTTTCTGTATCGTAACTTAAAACAGTGTATCTAGCAGATGAAATTGTCCCTACAACTGTTTCACCAGGACTAAACTTACCAGTATTTAGTGAGACTCTAATATTGGTAACAGGAAGAACACCCTCAGTTGTTGAAGTTATAGTTCTGAAATCTCTAATTTTTGCCGTTACTCCTGAGGATTCTCCAGTTATGGTTTCGTTATAGATATAAGTTCCAACACCAACTGTAGATAATCCTGTTATGGAAACCGTAGGTGCCTGAGTATATCCAATACCCGTATTAAGCATTCTAATATAATCAAGTTTACCGGCAGCAATTCCGGCAACTGCTGTTGCAGTGACTCCTACTCCAGGACTACCAATAATTACTGTAGGTGCAGTAGAATATCCACGTCCTTCATCAGTAACCGAGATAGAAGAAACGCTAAACTCTGTTCCTCCGACAGAACAAGTTGCCGCAGCTCCTGCTCCTCCTCCACCACTTATTGTAATTGTCGGAGGAGTCGTATATCCAGATCCCCCATTCGTTAGTTCTAACCTTAAAACAGATTGTACATTTACTCTACTAGTTGTAATTGCGACTGCTGTTGCCGTATTTATTCCACTATTTGGTGATGAGAAAATTACTGTAGGAGCAGAGGCATATCCACTACCATCATTATTTAAAAATATTTCAGTAATAGATCCGGAAGAAATTGATGCTGTTGCAGTAGCAGTTATTGCAGACCCAACAACTGTAAGACTTGTAATATATCCTTCATCTTCTACAGTATTATCAACTTCCTCAATTGAAGTATCAATGAGTTCATTTTCATACTCATAAAGTTCGCAACTTAGTTCATAAGTATAGTTTGATCCTAGTTGATAAAATGGTTTTTCTGATTCAACTCTTTTTATTTCAAATAGTCTTTCTCCAAGAGGAAAATAAATCAAATCTCCTTCTTTAGGTCTGGTAATTAAGTCTGCAAAAGTATATTCAGTAATTCTTCCTTCTCTAATACCAGCACTAATACCTTCTAGAAATGGAGCAATAAATTCTTCATATCTTTCTCTCGATATAGTTAAACTTATTTCATTTTTTAATCTTAATCCAAATTTAGTCATGATATCACTATCAGGAGCATATCCATCATAATTATTCAAATATGCTTCTATCAGAAAACTATCATCAAATTTGGAGGATTGTATTTCACGAATTATATCATCAGTTTTAAAAATTTTTCTGGGTAGGTAATAAACATCAATACCAAAAATTTTTAATTGCTCATTGATTATATCTTGAACAAGAAATTGTTCACTCGAAGATCCTTGAAGAAAAAATGGATTCAATGCCATGATTATTAACCAATACAGTCCAAAGGTGGTAGTTCATACTCAGAAGACATTTTCTGTTTTATATCCTCCAATTCTCTTTGACCGTCTTCAAATATTGCACGACCATTGAGTTCAATGCCACCCGGAAGTTTTACACCTTGGAATTTAATTAAATTTTGTCCCCACTGTTTCTTTAGTAATGCAGTAAGATACTTTTTAACAAAACTATCATTATAAACTTGAGAAAAACTTTCTGGGTCAAGTGCTCTATAGCATTCTAAAACAAGAAATGTGTCTTTGGTTTTTTCTCCCCAATCTATATCCAAATATAATCTATCTTGTCTTTTATTAAATCTTACTTGTTTATCTGTTGTCAATAAAAAATCAATATCTTCAAGATATGATTTTGTCATCGAATATGACAATAAGTCAATCGAACTAAAATAATATAGATCATTCAAAAACAATTGATATTTAATACTGAACATTCCACTAGAAATAGTACTAGTATCAAATTTAAATACTTTTTCTATTCCTATTACAGAATCAGGAACTTGGATAAAATTAGAATTTTCATAGAAATTTGAGGTTATCGTTCCAACACCACTTATATTAGTTGAAGTTCCAGTTGTTGTTACAATACCGACTCCAGTTGTACCCGTTGCCCTACCTCTATCAATATCATCTTGAGTTATTTTATACTTAAGATACATTTTTTCAACACCATCATAATGTCTTTCATTAAAGTATTGAATAGTATCATCAACTAAATCATCAATCTGTTCATCAGCAACATTTATTTCAAGAACTGGTGCTCCAAGTTGTCTCAGGCAATAATCAATAAGTCCTTGTCTAGTGCTAGGTTTTGCCATCAGTATATTCCTCCATCAATGAGTCCGGCAGTTAGTGTTCCTGAAACAAATACATCACTAGAATATGTTGCAACACCAACAAATGTTGATAGTCCAGCAACGTGTAAATTTCTAGAGAGTATTAAATCTCCACTAGAAGTTAATGTAGATGCGACACCAGGAAAACCTATATTAATGCCACTTCTTGCAGTAATTAATCCTAATGCATCAACATTTGTTACATCTTCATATGTTAGAGTTCCTGCAATAGAAACATTTGAATAAAATCTAGCATCTCCAACAAAAGTTGATACTCCAGATACATTGAGATTATCTAACTCAGTGTGTCCATCAACATCTAAATCACCATTGGCATCAATATTGCCAGCAAATGTAGAAACACCGGAAACATTAAGATCATCAAGTTCAGTATGCCCATCTACATCTAAAGATCCATTAGCATCAATATTACCAGCAAATGTAGAAACACCGGAAACATTAAGTGTTTCTGAAATATTAGTTATATCTAATTCAGTTCGACCATCAACATCTAAAGTTCCATTAACGTTTAATGCTGTTCCTACTGTTGAAATTCCAATTATATTAGAATTACGAGCATTAAACTCATCAAATTTTATATCATCATTAACATATAAATCTCCTCCAACATATAAATCACCACCAGTAGTAGTAATTCCTCCGGCAGAAGCAAGAGTTGAAATGCCGGAAATATTTAATGAATCTGCTTGTAAAGGACCATCAATAGTAATGGATGGAGTAGTTATTCCTTCGGCCGTAGATATAGTAATTGCAGTTCCAACAACAATACTATCATTATCTCCATCAATGCTAATAGTTCCCGTTCCAAAAGTTGCAATTCCAACAACTTTAAGATTTCCACCAATATTAACTGCTTTACTAATTCCAATTCCACCATCAATAACTAAAGCACCATTCGTTGGTAATGAAGAATCAGTAGTATTCGAAAATGTAACAATACCAGTAATATTCAAGGATGACGAATCAATCGTATCCGTCATATAGAAGGTTTCTGTTGCCAGATCCCATACCAAAATCATTCCATCTCTAGTTTTTAGAGTGGAATTTACGTCAC